ATTTAACAATGCTACTGTGGAAGCACACGAGCAACTAAGAAAGATGCTATGAACATACTAGAACACGCAAATGAAATTGTATTCGAGCGATCTGAAGAGAAAGAACGCGAGTACGGTCCATTTAACCAATCAATGGCAAAGGCGGCTAGAATAGCGTCTGAACTATGTAACAAGGAAATAACAACAGACGACTTCTACAAGTGTATGATGGCATTAAAACTATCTAGACTAGCTCACGCCAAAAAGTACGATTCTGTTCTTGATCTAATAGCTTACGCGGCATCTTATGAAAAACAATGAAACTGTATTAAAACTATTCACAGAGCTAAGAGAAGAATTAGACAAAGAGAACTTTGTTAAAGACAAATCTGGTTCGTTATTAGTTGAGAAGCTTATGACTGTTCTTGTTCTTGACCCGTCAGATCACATTATAGACCTGGGCGCTAAGAAGACAAACGAGGAATACGTTAAGCTCGAAACAGAGTGGTACGACGGTCAATCGCTAAACGTGGATAAGGTTGCTAGCGTTGCTTCTATATGGAACAACATTTGCTCTGACAATAGAGAAGTAAACTCAAACTACGGTTACCTTGTTTATTCCCGTTTGAATCATTTTCAGTTTGACAAATGCGCAAAAGCCCTCTTGGAAGACAGAAGTTCGCGTAGAGCCATTATGATTTACAATAGACCATCTATGCACGAAGACTTCAAGCGAGACGGTATGAATGATTTTATATGCACTCTATCGCATCAGTTTTTCATCCGAGGCGGAAAGCTTCACTCCGTGGTTAATATGCGCTCTAATGACGCTATATACGGTTTCTTCAACGACTTTGCTTGGTTTGCGACAGTTCACAAAAGATTACTAAATAATTTAAATAATCAAGGAATGTCGGTTGGATTAGGAAATTTAATATATTCGGCTAACTCATTCCACATTTACGAGAAACACTTTAACCTACTTAAAAAAATAACACAAAAATGAGAGAAGAAACAAAACTCAAGGTTGGCGAACTGTTGTACAGACTGTCTCGATCTAATGGATTTACATCAAAGGACGTTGATCTAGTATGTTCCAGTAACTTTATGCACGTGCTCAGACGCACTGGTACCGCTATTAGCATCGGCAAGGGTGTTTATGTAATCAACAAAAAGGTTACTGACAAGTTAATAACAACGGTTAGCCTTGGCTACTACCACATTTCAGGATATTACTCTTCAATCACGCGCAGCAATGGCAAATAAGGATAACGAACTAAAAGACCTTGGTTACTCACCAGTCGAGAACGTTGGTCTGCAATATATGCTTGATAAACAAAAGCAACTTCAAAAGCGTCTTGGCTATGACTTTTCTAATATGTCAATAGTTGAATGCGCTAACTACTTGATTTACAACAAGCATTGTCTTGATGATGAGTTAGGTGAGCTGCTAGACGCGCTAGGTGGAAAGCTTGGCAATGCTTCTTGGAAAACCTGGAAGTCTGCAAACGCTGAATTAAAAAGCAAGAAACTAACAGACCTATCCAAAGACGAGATGACAGAGCTTAAATACGAGGCGATCGACGTGCTGCACTTTGTGTTCAACATATTTATCGCAATAGGTATGGACGCTTCCGAGATCCAGGGTATGTATATTTCTAAGAACCAAGAAAACCACAAGCGTCAAGATGAAAATTATTGAACTACTCGATGGCAGCACCTGGGATAAGGAGACCATTAAAGAAAAGATGATGCACGATCCGTTCTACTACGGGTACCTCTCAAAGGCGGCGCTTTCCTCGTCGGCTTGTAAACTCTTGCTCCAATCGCCTAAGACGTATCACTACGTTACTAAATACGGCCAAGACGAATCCGATGCCTTCTCCGTTGGTCGTCTTGTTCACCTAATGGCTCTAGAGCCTCACCGTGTTGATGAATACGACATTATCGATGTTCAGTCAAAGAATACGAATATGTGGAAGGAGGCCAAAGCAAAAGGCGGACAAATCATCACCAAGAAAGAATACAACGAAGCCAGACGCATCGCGGATGCCTTGATACGCAATGAGCACGTATTAGGCTATATTCAAGGTTGTCAATTCGAAGTTCCAGCTATTGGTATGATCGAAGGCGTTCCATTTAGAGCAAAGGCCGACATCCTTGGCGATAACTTCATTGGTGATTTGAAGACTACCGCAGATCTACGAGCGTTTCCTTATAGCGCTAAGAAGTACGGGTACGACCTTCAGGCGTATATCTACACTCGACTCTTTGGTGTACCGATTGACAAGTTCGTATTTATAGCAATCGACAAGGCGAGTTTAGACGTGGGCATTTACACGGTTAGCCCTGCGTTTATTGAAGAGGGCGAGAAGAAGTTGCAAGAGGCGATTTCAATCTACAAGGAGTTCTTTATGGGCGCGGAGGAGCCAGAGTTGGATAATTATACAATCATTGGTCAGTTATGACCGACATTACTAAATGCACAGGCAGGGGCTGCGACCTTCGGGAGAGCTGCTACCGCTTCACGGCTACCGCTGGAATGTTGCAATCCTACTTTATGACTTCGCCTATTAAAGACGGTGAATGCGAAATGTATTGGAACACCAACGAGAAATGAAAACACCAATCCAAGAGTTAATCGCTTGCTACAAGACGTTCGACGAAATCACGGCTATAATTGAATCGGAGAATAGCGGTTTATCGCCAGAGCAGCGACTGAGCGAGATTGAAACCACAATAAAAAACCTATTTAAGCAAGATGAGCAGCATTAAAATGATAGAGGAGAATATCTCTGTAATTGTTGAACACCTTGTTAAAGGAAATATCAGCAAGGAGGACTTTGATATTTCTTTTAAGTTTATCGTTGACAAAGCTAGAGATGAGCATCGAAGGGAGATAATGGCCGCTTATTGTTCAGCCGCCTCTGACCCAGAAGATTTAGAATACTGGCCTTCCCTCGATTACTACAACGAAACCTTTAACACCAACGAGAGATGAAAACAGCAATGCAAGAACTACTGCAAGTTGAATCAGACCTAACACGTATGTTTGATTCAGACCTGAGGGTAGCAATGAGGTTGCTTGAGTATATTAGAGCAAATAAAACTGAGATGCTTGAAAAAGAGAAGTGGCAGATTATGAATGCTTACGACATCGGATGGCTTGACTGCAAAAACTCTGGTGGTAAAGACCTCAACGATCAATACTATTTTGAAACCTTTAATGCGAACGAGAAATGAAAGCGACCATTGAATACAATCTGCCAGACGACCAGATAGAGTTCGACTTGGCAACATCCGCTTCTAAAATGCACTCCGTCCTTTGGGATTTAGACCAATGGCTAAGGGGCAACACCAAGTATGCGCCAGACGCAACCTCGGAAGGGGAACTGAAAGCGTACTACGCCTGCCGTGAACAACTGCGGGAGTTAATGAATGACAACAATATAAACTTATGAGCTGCGCTAACTATACATATGTAGAAGACGATGAGGAGAAACGCCTCCGTATTATTATTCGTAACGGAAATTCTGGAGAGCATTATGAAGAATCACACGAAGGTTTACCTGAAGGCGATGGGGTTAAACCCTGTTGAGTTCATCCCTTGCGAGGTTTGCAACAGGCGAGCCGTAGACATTCACCACATCGAACCAAGAGGTATGGGTGGGAGCAAGACACGAGACGTGATAGAGAACCTAATGGCTCTATGTCGTGAGTGCCACCACGAAGCCGACTTCGGTGTTGAGTTGTCCAAGGACTTCTTGAAGGCCGTACATTTAAAGAAAATACCTTAATGATTCATATCATAACCCCTTGCTCAAGACCTGAGAACCTTGAACACCTACGGGAGACAATTCCTGCTGGCTGCACTTGGACAGTGTTTATGGACTATTCCACAAGCAAGAAGGACGTACCGAAAGGAGTAAAGGTTATCCGTTCTAACCTTGGCGGTGCTTGGGGACACCCGCTCCGCAATTTAGCCATTGACTACCTACAGGCATCAGCAAGCGACAACGACTACGTTTACTTCTTGGATGACGACAACGTAATACATCCGAACTGGTTTGAAGCCGTCAAGGATAGCACCGAGGACTTTATCAACTGGGCGCAATGCTTTCGTAACGGAGACCCACGCCTACACGCTACCGAAAATCCACGCATTGGAACTGTTGACACCGCCTCGTATATGGTTCGCATTGGGTTTATAGGCAAAGCAAGATTTGAATACATATACGAAGGAGATGGACTATTTGCCCAAGCCCTAATGGTAAAGAGTCCAAGTATTAAGACGCTCAACAACTATCTTTGTTACTATAACTACCTAAGATGAAGCCAAGCGTCCTTTGCATCGGAGATGAAAACTCTGGCGTTGTTTACCACCGCATCTACAAGCCCCTATCCCTACTAAAGGAGAAGGGGCTTATTGATTTCCAGATAATCAACTACAAGAAGACAATCGAAGCAGACAACTGGGAAGGAATAACCCACGTTATCTTTTCCCGTGCCGTTCCTTTCTCTGGCGAGTCGTTCGCCAACTTCTTCGCTATCTGCAAGCAATCAGGGAAGAAGGTAATTATCGACAACGACGATTGGTGGCACTTGGCTTTAGACCACCCATCTAAAATAACATACGACAAAGCAGGACTCGAACACCGCATAAGAAACTCGATGTACTTTGCAGACGAGGTATGGACAACCCAAAAGTATTTAGCCGACAAGATTCGCAAGATTAACAAGAACGTAGTAATAATTCCAAACGGCCTCGACCCCAACGACCCGCAATGGCAAATCACACGGGAGCCGTCGGAAGATATGCGCTTCGGTTACGTTGCAGGCATCAGCCACCTTCCAGACCTATTGAAAAACAACATAGACCTATCAACGGTTGAATCGTATGTTGCCGACATCGGTGGTTACGTTGAAGCCAGTCGAGCAAGATACAAACTCCAAACAATGCCCCCGAACGAATACGGAGCGATGTACCAAGCCTTTGACGTTGCACTTGCTCCACTTATCCCAAGTGAGTTTAACCGCTGCAAATCCAACCTAAAGATGGTAGAGGCAGGATTCGCTGGTTGTGCGTTAATTATTAGTGACGTTGCACCATACGCCAAACACCTAACGGATAAGAACTGCATTAAGGTTGCCCATAAAGGAGACTGGAACAAAGCCATTCGTGAACTAACAGAAGACAAGGCCTTCGACATCGCTATGCAGCTCCACGCAGATATGTTAACTAATTTTAATATCCACGACTTTAACGACATTAGGTTAGAGCGGTTGGTTATTTAGAAGAAATCTAAATAGTACAAAATGCCAAGAGGAAATCCAAACTTAGTAAAAGGCGTAAGTGGAAACCCGTCAGGACGACCTGCGGGTATTCCGAATAAGAACACAGGTAAGATTCGAGAAGCCTTTCAAAAGCTGATTGAGGACAATCTGGAGAATATGACCATCTGGTTAAGCGATGTTGCAGCTGAAGATCCGAAGGCAGCACTTGACCTGTTGAGCAAGATGGCGGAGTACACCACGCCCAAGCTGGCAAGAGTCGAAAACAAACACGAGGTCTCCGAAGAGCTAACTCAAATCAAGGTAGAAATTGTCCGTTCTGGAGATAAAAACAAGTGAACTGTTCGAGCGCAACTACGAAGCCCCAACACGTATCGTAGTCAACCAAGGAGGTTCAAGGTCAGGTAAGACGTATTCTCTTTTGCAGATGCTAATCGTGTTGGCAATGCAAGAAAAGGGAAAGGTCTTCTCTATTGTCCGCAAGTCGTTGCCGTCTCTTAAAATGACGGCCTACCGTGACTTTATGGAGATTCTTCGTAATATGAACCTTTACGACGAGTCCAAGCACAACAAGAGCGACTTCACCTACTCCCTAAACGGAAACCTGTTCGAGTTCCTTTCGCTTGACCAACCACAGAAGAAACGGGGAGCAAGACGTGATTACCTATTCTGCAACGAGGCAAACGAATTAAGTTGGGAAGACTTCTTCCAGTTGCTTGTACGTACAACGGGTAAGATATGGCTCGACTACAACCCGTCCGATTCCTTCCACTGGATTTACGACAAGCTGCTAACCAGAGACGACGTAACGTACATACAAAGTACCTACAAGGATAACCCGTTCCTCGACAAGTCCATCGTTGATGAGATAGAACGCCTCAGAGACACCGACGAAGACTACTGGCGCATATACGGCCTTGGTGAGCGTGGTATGAGCCGTGCGACCATCTTTCAGTTCGGACAATCCGAAATACCAACAGAAGCAAAATTGATTAGTTATGGCCTTGACTTTGGTTACACCAACGACCCAACGGCACTCGTGGCCGTTTACCAACTGGACAACCACCTATACCTTGATGAACTCATTTACCGAACTGGACTCACAAACCGAGACATCCATTCCCACTTTCAGTCGTTTAGTTTAGACAGGCGGGATGA